CTCCTGCACTTGCTGTTGGCTCTTCGGACAATGGTTTATATTCTCCTGGCACAGACCAAGTAGCCATCTCGACTAATGGCACGGAGCGGATGAGGATAAATGAAAAAGGAGCACTAAAAGCCTCTGCCAATTCTGCGACATATGTCGCCTCCACCGGCATTTTTCACGAGCTGATTGGCAACCACCATGGAGAAACTACTGTAATTCTTAAGAACTTTAGCAGCAGTTACGATAGGCCCGTTGTTGAGATTGATTGTGTTCGTGCCGCTAATAGCGCTTACGCGCATATTCAAGCTTATAGCGGCAGCTTTGCGGACACCGAATTTTTACTTCGTGGCGATGGCAATGGTCTTTGCGACGGAGCTTGGACAGGTGGAGGTGCTGACTATGCCGAATATTTTGAGTGGAGTGATGGCAACCCTGATGAGCAAGATCGTCGCGGCATCAGCGTTGTCCTAGATGGCGACAAAATCCGACCAACCCTTGCTGGAGAGGATCCCATCGGTGTGATCTCTGGCAACCCCAGCGTGGTTGGAGATGCTGCGTGGAATAAATGGGTTGGTAAATATCTGCGCGATGACTATGGCAGCTACATCTTGGATGAAAACGGTGATCGCCAGCTCAACCCCGCCTACGACCCTGATGCGGAATACATCTCCCGCGAGGACCGCCCCGAATGGGACTGCGTTGGCTTGATGGGCAAACTCCGCATCCGCAAGGGTCAGCCCACCGGCAGCCGTTGGATCAAGATGCGCGACATCAGCGATTCCGTTGAGGAATGGTTGGTCCGCTGAGGCCAAGTAACCCTACTCACTGCGAGGGCTGGCGAACGTGTAACCAGCCCTTACAAGTTGAACTATCTGGAATTTCCGGATAGTTCAGCCAAGCCCAGTAGTCACCTTCGTTTCCATGCTTGACAACCAAGATTAATCCTGGTACATTGGCTGGTCTTCTCTAATGACCATGACCACTCTCTCTAAACTCTGGGGCGCCTTCATGGAAGAGCGCTCCATTTCTTTATGCGCTACTAGTCTCACTTCTGACTATAGGCAAGTAGAAAAATGGCTTGCACGTTGCCCCATCCAAAATATTAACGATGCTCGCAAAATAATGATTTGGACTCTAGGAGAAAAGCCGGTGCTTTCTTCTCGCCGCGTGGCAATGTATGTGAAGACAATGTATCGCTGGGCAGCTCAAGAGGACGTGAATATTATTGACAAGAATCCACTGGCGAGTTTTAAAATGCCAAAAGCCCCTCAGCGGGATGAGGAAATTGTTGTTATTCCCAGGAATGAAACCGGATTAGTGTTGGCCGCATTAGAAGCAAAGCATGCTTATCGCAATGTTAATTGGTCAATTTATACAGAATTTATGTTGCAAACTGCAATGCGCACTGGAGAAGTGAGGGCGCTGAAATGGGCTGATATAAAAGATAATAAAATTCTCGTTCATTCAAACTATACTCTCACCCATGGGCTAAAGAACAGCACTAAAACTAACAAGCGTCGCTGGGTGTCTTTGAATAGTCGCTGCCAAGAAATGCTTGCCGAGTTGTCGCAAAATAATGAATACATTTTCCCATGGGATAGGCTTGCTTTTCAAAGTTACTTTAGGAAGAAACTCATGCCCTTACATGAAGGAGAAATAATCTCTCATTTGTATCGTCCATATGACTGTCGCCATACCGCCATTAGCCGTTGGATTGAAGCTGGCATCCCAGTGCCGCAAGTGGCATTATGGGCGGGCAATACAAGTGAGATTATTTTCAAGCATTACTGTAATACGACCAAGGAATACGAAATGCCCGTACTTTGATAGGGCTGATCATCGTCTAAACTAACAAAGACCATTTTTGCAATCATGGAGATTAATTAACGGCAGAGTGTTTTTCTTACGAAAAACGAGCAAAATCGCCATGAAGTAGGCATGCAGCTTCCCTATAAGAGGAGAAAGTGGATGAGATCGAAGCCGCTCTCCAAGCTCAAATTGACCAGCAAAAAGCGCCCACCACTGGCACCGGCCTGCCCTGGAATAGCTAAGCTTTTGTTTTCATCGTCTTTCCATGGCGGCAAAAAGCAAAATCGGCATCAGCGGGCAAAAGCTGTTCACGCCTGGCAAACCTAAAAAATCTGCTCAGGGACAAGGTAAAAACAGCAAACCAAGTCATGGCCGCAAGAAAATGCGCGGACAAGGTAAATAAAGAACGGGGCCGAAAGGCCCTTTCTTTTTGCTCCTACAATACAAGAAAGACAGAATTGTCATGGGACAAATTATTGCAGGCGGTGAACAGTTTGAAACTCATATTGAAGCAGATTATCGTGGAAAGATTTTACAAAAAGGCCCTGATAGTGGAGCTGTAGATGCATTTGGCAGGCAGCGGACAAGTGCTCCTTATACGCTTTTTGATAGCACAATGCGCTATGACAAACGTCCTGATCAATGGTTTGACAGCATTGTTGGTAGTGGCACTTCTACATTCTTAACGCATCAAAGCAGTGTGGCAATGAGTACCACCACTGCGTCGGGAGACACGGTTCTTCGTCGTACTAAGCAAAACTTTCCGTATCAGGCGGGCAAAAGCATGATGCTTTTGCAAAGTTTTGTTGGCGCTCCGCTTGCTTCTGGTCTCATTCAGGAAGTGGGGATTTTCAATGATCAGAATGGTGTGATGCTACGCGCTAGTGGCACCACGGTGCAATTCGTTGTCAGAAGTTATGCATCTGGCACAGTCAATGAAGACGTAGTGAATCAAAGCGATTGGAATATTGACACGCTTTCTTCACTTAACTTTGCTAAGGCACAAATCTTTACTACCGACTTGGAATGGCTTGGCGTGGGGCGCGTTAGGTGTGGTTTTGTTATTGACGGAGAAATAGTTTATTGCCATGAGTTTGAACATTTCAATGCATTGGATAGTGTCTATATGACAACGGCTATTCTGCCATTGTCCTATCGCATTCACAATGCTTCCGCTCAAGCATCTTCGGCAACAATGAAGCATGTGTGTTGCAGCTTACTGAGTGAAGGCGGTTACGAGCCAGATGGTGCCATTTATTCAGTGGGGCACGATCTTTCAACGGTATCCAATGCTTCTGGCGAGCGCATCACTGCTGGCATCCGCATGGCCAGTGGTCGCACTGGTAATGTCATTCTTCCCGTGAGGATTTCTACTACCACTGCTTCTAGCGATGTGGTGTTATGGCGATTACGGTTGAATCCTACGCTTTCTGGCGTTACTTGGAGCGCTGCCAATAATGGTAGGGGCAACGTAGAAGTGACGACGAGTGGCACTGCGTCGGGAGGCACTGTCATTGATTCGGGCTTTGTTAGCCAAGGCAGCGCCAATAACTACGCAGTTGCAGAAGCCATTCGTTTAGCGCTTGGGCAAAACGCATCTGGCCAAAGTGACACTTTGATTCTTACTGTGGACAGCAGCTTAAGCGCCAAAGCTTTAGGCATGATTGGTTGGGTGGAAGTGGTTTAACCAGCTAAGCTAAGGGCTCTTGTCTTTCCTTCCATGGACGGCTTTAAAGACCAGTGGTACAAGCAACAAGTGGATCATATCTCTGAGGCTCTTCAAGAGCTTCTTACGGACGACGATCCTGCCGTTGCCATCAAGGGACTAAGCGAAGCTATTAGCGAGTGGGAAACCTATCACGAGAAGGAGTTGGCTAAGTGGAAGCACCTTAGGGCGCTTCTAAGCTGGGAAGCTGGTACGTAATCCGCAGTTCTCCTCCTAATGCCTTCACAGCCTCACTAGCGTCCGCTGGTGGGGCTGTTTCAATGAGGACAGACGGAACAATGGCATCAGGAAGAGGCGTTACCTTCGCTTCGGGATAGAGGGAGCGAGCTTTCTCCGCTAATGCATTTACTTTTGTTTCCTTTTCTTCTTTCTCCCATTGTTTCACCAATACTGCTGCCTGCTCGTCTACTTTCTCCATTACGATTTTGGTTTTCCATTCTGCCCAGTCTGGATGACAATGCGCCATGAGCAGTTTGAACCATGGATTAAAAGCAAGAGAGGGCCATCGTGAGACGGTCCAAAGTCCTGCTTCGTAACAGAGAGCATTTAACCAACTTTCGCGAGTCATATTTTCTTCAGCATCGTCTAAGATGAAAGGGCAGCGGAACTGCAATTCCCTGCCCACGGACACCTAAAGGAGGTAGGCATCATGTCCATGATAGAAGAATGGCGTCCCGTCGTTGGATACGAAGGGGTTTACGAGGTAAGCAGTCTTGGCCGGGTGCGAAGTTTAGACCGATGGGTCCGAGCTAATTCTGGTCGCAGGAGGACTGGAGTTCGCTACTTTACTCCGTCTCCATCGGGGCGCAATGGTAAATACAAGCGAGTTCTTCTGCGCAACCCGGACAAGCAGCGCCCTGTTCATCACTTGGTGCTCGAAGCATTTATTGGTCCTCGCCCAGAAAACTGCGAGGTTAGGCATTTAGATGGCGATCCCAGTAATAACAGGCTTGATAATTTAGCTTGGGGAACTAAAGCAGAGAATCAAGCTGATAAAGTCAGGCATGGTACAATTCTTCGTGGTACGGCAAACCCAGCCAGCAAGCTTACCGAAGCTGATGTATTAGCTATACGCGCAAGCAACAAAAGGCAGGTTGATTTAGCTGAAATATACGGAGTAACTCAGCCCATTATTAGCGCAATTCGCTTGCGCAAGATATGGAAGCATCTCGATTAGCCTTCTTGAAAAACACTTATAAATAAAGCTCCTTTATCTGCTAGCGGTAATACTTTGTCGCGCAAATCAATATTACGAGCACGACAACAACCCATCGTTGGCATTAGCTTTTGATTCGGAGCCCACGCGCCTGGCCATCCAAGCGCACTAGATCCGCCATGCAGCATGATTCCTGCACGCCCATTATCCCTTTCTTGCCCCTCTAGATCAATCATGTCAAAACTGTACCAACCATAAGCCATGAGTGTGCGATCATAGGCAGGCTTGTCGCCCACCCGATCATAGTCTCGATAAATAGTGCCAACTTTATACAAACCAGGAGGACAATCACTGTTTTGAATGCGCCATTCAAAATCACTATATTGTCCACGAGCAAGACAAGGAATTTCCCACAACAGCTTTCCTTCATAAGAAAAAGCTTTCATGGTTTCCACTGCATCGTTCACAATCAAATGCGAATCGCCAGCTTTAAAGCCAAAGTCTTGAGGACGTTTTTTAGGGCCAATCATGGTAAATTGCGTGGTTTCTGGAGCATATTCCTTCATAAGCCTTGAAAGCTTTGCAGGATATTCTGGATCAGTGGCATACGATTGCTCCTTGAGCATACGTGCCGCTGCGTAACGATTAGGCGCATTGTTGACGCCTTTGAATTGACGATAGTCTTTATACCATCGCGTGATGAGATATTCAATGCAAGCAGAAAGACTTGGAAAGTCAAGAAAGCCTGCTTTAATTGTCACCCATTGACCGTCGTACCACTCTTGCGTAGTGGTCCTAGTGCCATCACCTTTAAGCCCTAATGCATTCCAGGTGCCAGAAAAATGCTTGCCAAAACCACTTTCTAGGCAGCATTGCGCCGCTACTAATTCTGGGAAGCGTGCTCCATGCCTGCGAGCGAGATTAAAGCATTCGTCCCAGAATGCTCTATTGGAAGCCGTCATGGCTTCAGTCCTTCACGCGGAAAATAGTTTTCAAGCCTTCGAGAAGCAGTTGCAGCACGTTATTGCTTTTCCAAGGTGAACGATCAAGAATTTGGTCAGCAGCGGCAATAATAATGCCACCAATAACGAACCATTCTGCACCAGACATGGTTAGTCCTCTAAGAGAGTTTCTTAAAGCCTAGCGTTTAATCTCAAGGCTGCGCACTCGTGTTTCAATATCGCTCATTTTGTCCGTTAGAGCACTAAGCTTTTCAGTGACACTTTCAATTTGCACTGCCACTCTTGCTTGTTGATTGCCGACAGTGATTAGCATTGCCCCCGTGGAAAGAAGCATGCCAGCCGTGATTGTGGCCACGAAATTGGCCATGCCTTCTTTGAATGAGTCCATGGAGAGTCCTGCAATTTTTATATTAGCAAAAGCGCATTATTCGCTTGTTGCCGGTTAGATTGTTTGCAGGAAAATTTAATAGCACCATGCATAGAGCGAATGGTCCCGATGAGCTATTGTATTCCCTCATTGAACTTCGCCCCGGAGACGCAAGACGCAGATTTCGCAAGAGTATTTTTGAAGACTATCCCTTAAGAGGCCCGCTCGGGCAGTGTGCTTGCGCATATTGCGGGCAATGGAATGAGAAACTAACTATTGACCATATTGTGCCAAAAAGCAAAGGCGGCCCTCATTTTGCAAAATATAATTTAGTGCCAAGTTGCAAGTCCTGCAATCTTCTAAAAGGAGCGGAGCCTATCTTTGAATGGTGGCGTCCACAGAGGTTTTGGAACGAAAAACGAGAGCAGCTTTTGCTGGCGTGGGTGCATCACAATAGCTTCGTCAGCGCCCACACTTCATTGCAGGATATTGAAGCTTTTGCGGAGAAGCGTGATTATTACATTCCACCGTCAAAAGAAGAAGCCCCCATTTCTGGGGGCTTTTGTTATACGGAATGGCAAGCAGCTTAGGCTTTATCTACTGGCGCGAATAAATCATAACGCGCGCCTGGTATTGGACAGAAGCCATCCTTGCAGGCATTGTTAACATTGTTTTCGATGGCGGCAAGAGCTTCGCTTTCCTGGTCTGTTTCTAGAGCAAAGATGAGCTGCCCAAGATACCACTTTGCCTTTTCAAGATCTTCAAGACCATTCTTCTTTTCGTAGCGCCAAACGTATTTCAGAATGTTGCCTTTCAGAAAGCCGCGAAACGCTTCTGGCGTCATGCTTGCTTCCATCGCTTCAATGGCCTCTAAGCCGCCACTGGCGTAGTGAATGGGGCGTTCCACTGGATGAAAAGCTTCAGGGGATTGCTCAAAAGGCATTGCCATTTTCCTCAAATGTTTGAAACACTTCTTTAAAGAGAGGGCGAGCAAGAGTGCTCAAGGCTTGAGCGTAGCATTGAATTTCACCTTGGGCATCGGGCTTGTCGCGCAATGAAAGGAAATGCAGCAAGGCTTGCAAGCTACAGGTCCAAGTGAAGCTTGTATACGTTGACATTGGCATGATGCCACGGGCCTGTTCCTTGCTCACGCCTAGCGTCAGAAGAGCCCTGTAAGCCTGCTTGGCCTGCTCTAGCGCCTTGGCATATTCGATCATCGCCATTTGGTTCATAGAAGGCTCTAGAGGGCCGGCAGAGGCTTGCTTGTTGCTGGCGCTTTGCTGCCTGAACTCACGAGGCATGTAGTACGTCTCGTCGTCTGCTTCGCAATAGCGGAAGCTTTTCTCGTTCCAACCAAGTTGATCATTGGCAAACGTGCCACCAATGACATGCTTCCACCATTGACGAGCAATAAATAGCGGAGCTTTCACTTGCCATTTCGTGACAGCGCCCCTAAAGGGACTAGTGTGCTGATGCTTCACCAAATAGTTAAGAAGCTTTTGATCTTGATCAGTCCATTGAAAAGAGGCTTGATCGAAACTTTGCCGCGCATCACAAACGATGTCAAGCGAAGTTCCCATCCAATCAATGAGCCTGACAAAGCTAATACCGTCACAGAGGGGATCAATGATTTGAAGAGGAGAGGAAGTCATGAACCAGTAGAAAAGGGCGGAGCCTCTGGAAGCTAATGATAAGCGCCACCTTCGTTTCAGCGTGCCAAACGATGCGGGCTTTGCTTTGTCTTCCGTCTTTCACGATGGCGGCGATGGTGCCCAATAGGCTCGTGGGCATCCAGCCAGCAGCCGTACATTGTACGTACACGACGGTCTGCCCAACTTCCCACATGTGGGACACTGGCGTTTTCGGGAGAGCTCTGAAGGAAGCCGTACCAAGCTTTTCGGCTTTCCTTCCATCGTCCACTGCGTAAACAAACTGCCTACCATTTCTCTGCATCGCTAGGCTAAAGCAAACGACGGGAGCCCTATGTCAAGAATGTTTTCCATTCCAGTAGCATTAAGCTACAACGGACGTGATTACATTACTGCCATGGGGCCTTTTGAACGGAGCATGGAAAGGGACTTTGCCCTGATTGCAAATAAAAAGGCTTTAGACGAATGTAACGATATTGAAAAAGTAAAGGAAGTGGCATGGAACATGATGCAGGGCTGGAGTAACATGCAAGATGCCACTGCTTCGCTTGTCATGGAAAATCTTGAACTGCGTCAGGCCATGCAAATTCAGCAAATGGATCTTGAAGCAGCAGATGCTTTGCTTGGAGAAGCCGGTGAAGCCATTAAGGCATTCTCAGAACAGCAGCAATCTTCTCAAGCCAGGCGATTTCTTTGGCCGTTTGGGAAGTAAGCTATTTTTGTAGTAGGCGATGACGAATGTGTTGAGCGATTTGCTGTAGCACTGCTTGGTCTGTTGCCGTTTCTGAAACGAGGAGAAACACTTGCCAATCAGAGAATTGCGCAAGATTGAACTTTCTGGCATCTCTGGCATAGCCTGATGCTTGAACATGGCGTCCGCGATTCCATGTTCCTCCCTGCACTTCGACAATGATTTTTGCTTCAATGTGAGCAAAGTCAGCTCGATAGCGTTTGCTGCGTTTGCTTTTGGCGTAGCGCTGTTGGAAGTCTTGCTCCCATGATTCAATAGCTGAATATTCGCGCTCAAGAGAAAGGTCTGGCGCAATGAGCAGCCATGCTTTAAGGAAGTTGTCTTCAAGAGCGCTCATAGGCAAATATTAACGCGCTTCTCGCGCCCGTGGCTTACCCTTGCCTTTAACGCCTCATCCAAGCACGCAGCACCAAACCTCTGGCCCAGTAATTGCATTCCTCATGCCCCTGGCTTTCCTGGGCGAACACTGCCCCAGCGAACCGTTCCGAACCCCGCCTCGCCACTGACCTCAATGCGCACTTCTCGTGCCCGTAAACTACCTTGCTACACCATTGCCCACCCCGCGATGCCGAAACCCGCCGAGCAAAAACAGCTTAGCAAGACTTTGAGTTAAACGGTTGCAAAAGCTGGGCGACTGCCTTGATTCTGATACTTGCCTTCGCCGTAAGCCTTCGCAGCTTCACTTTCCATCTGCAAAAACATTACTTGGACAATGCCTTCATTGGCATAAATGCGAACTGGAAAAGCCAGGGGGTTGATAATACAAATAGTAAGATGACCAGACCAGCCAGGCTCAATTGGGCAGACGTTAAGAATGGTCCCTTGACGTGCATACGTTGACTTCCCGTCTGTGATGCCCATCACATTGTTGGGCATCGAGATGCGTTCAAGGCTAACGCCAAGCGCGTAGGAAAAGGGAGGAAGTACGAAAAACGTGCTGCCGTTTTCTTGAAGAGGCTTTTGCTCCTCCATTAGCTCCGTGTCGAAATCCTTCACGTCAAGAGGCAAGTCCTTGCTGACGCTGTTGTCGATGACCATAAAACCTTCCGGGGAAAGGCGCAGGTCGTATCCAGCATGAGACAGGCCATAAGACAATGCTTTCGTGCCATTGTCCAGCTCGCGACGCTTCTCTCCAGTGAAAGGAAAGATAATATCGTTTTCAGCGAGAATGCTAATTTGCTTGTCGTTGAGAAGCATGAAAGAAAAGGGGCGTTGCCGCCCCCAAGAAACAACGATGAAAAAACGTTACTTAACGCGTCCTGATTCAGAAATAGGCAGAGGAACAAGACCATCAGTGGGGATGTACACAACAGTCTTTTCACCTTGCTTGCCCTCCTGATCTTGAAGCCCTGTGATATACAGATACTTCAAATACTCAGGATTACCTTTAAGGCTATCGCCAATGATTTTATTGGCTTTAGCCACGCCTTCGGCGCGTGCTACTTCAGCATCAGCTTCTAAAACTGCTGCTTCTTTTTTGGCTTTAGCTTCATACACCCTCACTTGGCGAGTGGATTCAGCTTCCTGCAGCATCGCTTTGCCGTTTTGCGTTTTGCTATAGATGTTGTATTGAGGCCCAATCCAGAAGAGACTGGCAAGACCAAACAATGCAACAACCAAGACGAGAACAACTTCGGCTGAACCGTTGTCTTTCCGCATTGCTCAGGCTCAGAACAGATCGTCGTTAGACGAAGACGATGCGAAGCTGCTGCCTGCACTTTCGCCGTTCTGCCAGAAGGAAGAATAAGCCTTAGGGCTATTCTCCATCTTGTTGACAGTCACTTGCCCCTTGAAATGAGGAGCAGTGTCCTTATCACGCTTGTCGTTGTTCCACAGTGCCACGCGGAAGCTGTAGTTTCCTTGTGCATTGGGACCAGCCTTTTTGGCTGCGTTCAGAATGTCGGGGGTGAGATCGACAGTGCCGCTGAAAACGGGAAGATTGCCAGAGGGCATTTAGTGTTCCTCAGAAGGAGAGTGGTCGGCCCTGGAGGGGCTCTAGAAGCATAGCCGGTATGGACGAGGAGTCAAGCTCCACGGTCCATAGAAATGGTTAAGGGGCGTCCACCTGGATAGTGCTCAAGAAAGTACTGCTGCGTTTTCTGGGCCATGATGCCTGCCTGCATAGCAAGGTCAGTGCCATCAAGGCTTACGATTTGTGCTTCCTGCCCTTCGCCCGTATCGGGGTCGTAAATGGCGATGGCGCAATGCGCTTCGTTGATTTCGATGCCGTACATTTGTTCAATGGCTTGGGAATAGGCTCCGAGCTGCATGCGGTAGTCGCCTAGCTGCGTATCAGGCTTTTGTTTGTAGCTTGTCTTCCAATCAAGCAATGCAATATTGCCATTGCCCATAGTGGCAAGCATATCAAAGGTGCCTGAGTAGCCAGTTTCAGTGGAGGGACAATACCAAGCGATGGCACTTTCCACCAACAGAGGACTAGCTACACCAGTCAGGAAGCTAGCAATGCTGTCGAAATAGGGAACGAACGATGGATGGGAATCAAGGTGGCAGTTAATGTCCTCGCCGTTCCAGAAATCCTCTAGCACGCCATGGAGCCAGTTGCCACGTTCTACGGCAGAGCGTGTGCGACGATTCGCTTCTTCATTGCCTACTTTCCTGCGCCAGTTCATGAGCGCTGCAATCTTGCCAGGCGGCGAACACGCGCTCGCAATAGTCGTCACAGAGGGCAAAACAATGCCTTCTGGGGCATTTGGAAAACCGTTCAAAACGTAATTCCGTTTGCCGTTTAGTTGGATCCGGTTGGGCTCGTAGCGGAGAAACGCTGGCATTTGAAGGGAGGTAAGGCATAGATCGTAACAAGCCACTTTTAGTCATGATGCCTAATGTGGTAATTGATTTCATATCGCGCATCATCTAGCTCACGCTGGAGTTCCATGATGTCACTTTGAAATTGTCCCAAAAGATTAAACAAGCGTTCAATGCTGACGCCATCTTCTTCCATCAAGCATTTGGCCATCATCCTTCCATCGGGAGAAAGAATGCTAGACGCAAGCACTGTTTCTTTGTTGGTTTTCATTTCTCGTTCATGTCCCAGAAATACTCGCAGCCCTCTTCCGTATAAGGCGGCGTTGCAAAATAACTTTGGAAGCGATCAGTGGGCGCCATGTAACGCCAGCAATCTTCCTTGACAGGGCATTCGTTGCCCGTACACATTGCAATATCAGGCATGAGAATAGTTCGTGCAGTTTGATAAAGGAAAGTGCGATCAGCCAGAGGATGTTCAGCAATAGCGTGGAGAACAGCAGCAATACGACGGTCACTGCTAAGCGTATCGTCAGGAAAGCTCCAGAATGCTTCATGGCAGGCATCAATCAGCGTCCGTCTGTTCGTCAACATTTTTCAGCAAATCTGCAAACTCTTCTGCTTGTGCATTAAAGGCATCGACGATGAGAGAGCGCGAATAACCACATCCCATTAAATAACAAGCAAAGTCCTCGACAACTTCGTATATAGTTGCCTTGTAGCTCACCACTTCAATGTCGAAGCTTGGATCGCCGTAGCGATTAGTAATTGAATGTTTCCATGAATGTTTCCATGGAGAAAGAGAAGAATCGTTCATGGCAGAACTAAGCTCGCAAGAAACAAAATGAGCAAGGCTAGAGCTGTAGAAGCAAAAGCAATTAACAGAAACAGTCCCAGTGGATCATCAGCCAAAAAGCTTGGGAG